AATAAATTAAGTAGAGTGCACACTGTTAGTAAAAAACAAAACAAACATTACCATGAATTGTTAAGTAAAAATGATGGAATGTTATTAAATACAAGTTTAAATTTTCCGGGACATGTTGTAATAGAAAATTTATATGATCTTAAGTGGATGATGAATAGATCTTGTTTAAATTTTGCTTGGTTGCCTGAGGTAGGAAAATTAATACAAAAAATATGAACACGTATAAATTAGAAAGAAATTTTAATAAAAAAGTACCAGATTGGCAGACTATTTTAGAAAACTTTAATTGGTCCTTACTTAATAAAAAATTTACTAAACATATAAGTCCAGGTTTTTTTGTATCGTTAGATGCACATCTTATAAAAGAAGTAAAAGAATCTTTAGAAAAACTTAAATGTAAAACCGCACATTTGTATATTAGTACATGTGTTGGACCAACTTATGGTAAACACAAAGATGATATAGACGTTTACTTTTGGCAAGTACAAGGGATAGCAGAATGGATAGTAGACAATCATCGTATAATTTTATCTCCAGGTGATTTAATAACAGTAAAAAAAGATGTATACCATGAGGTAATACCCAAAACTCCTAGAGCCGGTATATCGATGAGTAAAATATAATGCACAGATTTGACCCTTTAGATCAAAGTTTTTATGAGTATGAATTAAAGATTAAATATGAAGAAATTATTCAAATAGAAACTATGTTAAAAACAATAAACAAAAACAATGGATTTACAATGCGAACCACTTTTGATTCTATTAATGTTTTAAGTTTACCGTTATTAAAAAATTTAAGAGAACAAATTTTAAAAATTTTAGATAGCCACAACCTATTATTAGATAATAACTGGGCACAACTATATAATGAAGATGAAAGCCACCCTTTGCACCTTCATGGACTTGAGGGTAAATCAGGGATTTTATATTTAAAAAGTAATGCAACTCAGGAAACTATTTTTTATAGCCCATCTTTTGAACCTTATAAATATCCCTTTAAAAAAAATCATTTATTGTTATACCCATCACATATACCTCATGAAGTTAAATCTTTGAAGACAAATGAAAGTAGGCTAATAATTGCTTTTAATACTAAAAAAATAAAAAAATGAAAACAATATTATTAGATAACATATTATCAGAGAAAGAACTGTATTTTGTATACAATGAAATAATAGGTGCCTCCACCTGGTCTGTTGCTACTTATTCAGATTATGTTGAACATTCTTCCAATAAAAAATTTGCTGGTGGTGCTAAGTTTTTAGTTAAGCATAATGATGGAACTATATTAAATTATCCGCTTTACTTTTGGGGACAAACTTTAGTGTATAGAATGGTTAAAGCATTAGAACAAAAAAATATTGGAATGCATACAAAACTTAAACGAATGTGGTTTTTATCTACAACGACAGGGTCGCCTTTACACTATCTGCATCCTGATGGAGAGGAGAATACTCATTCTATTTTATTTTTTATAACTCCAGTTTGGAAAACTGGTTGGAGAGGATCTTTTTATGTAGACGGAGAAGAGTTTAAATTTAAACCTGGTAGTGCTGTAGTCTTTGATTCTAAAGAATATCACACAGGGGAGGATCCAATTTCTGAGACATACAATTGGCAAAGGGTAACTTTAAATATGATAGTTGGAAGATAAATTATGTTTACTGGAAAGTTATAAATGAAAATAGAAAACGCTATTATTTCATATAACAAAATTTTGTCAGAAAAGTTTTGTGATAAGTGTATAGAGTATGCTGAGAAAGTATGCGTAGATAGGCTTTCTACACTTGATAATAATAAAGAATACAGAAGAGTTTTTGGAAGAACTTTAGCACAACAAACTATCTCTGATCAAATATATTTTAAAAAAGTATATGATGAGGTTTTTAATTTTTATCAACAATATAAAATTGTTTTTCCACAGGTGGCCGCAACAAAATTAACACAAGTTGATTTTTTAAAATATACACCTGGTGGACAATATCTTTTTCACACAGATGATATGAATTCTAGTCCTAGAGCTTTAAGTATTATTATGAATTTAAATGAAGATTACGAAGGTGGTAATGTTGTTTTTGGTAATCAAAACCTACAAGAAATAAAAAGAGTACAATTGAAGAAAGGAAGTTTATTAGCCTTTCCATCAAATTTTTTATACCCACATATGATTGAACCAATAACCAAAGGAACAAGGTATAGTATTGTAGCATGGCTGTCATAAGAAGAGATTTTAGATTTAAAGTATTAAAAAACTTTTTCACACCTGATGAGGTAAAACTATTGCAGCATTATTGTTTAAAAACTATTGCAGAGCCTAGTAAAATAAAAAATCAAAGAACGGAACCATCTTTTGGCGTTGCCTTTTACGACGATGGGTTAATGAATACAATATTAGATTACAAAAAAAAAATAGTTGAGAAGGCATCTGGTTTAAAATTATTTAAAACATATACTTACTGGAGATATTATGGATTTGGATCTGAATTAGTAGAACACAATGATAGACCTGCTTGTGAGATAAGCGTAACCGCATGTATAAACAAAACAGATAATTGGCCCTTAATAATAAAAAACAAAAAAGTTGAATTAAATATCGGTGATGGTTTATTATATTTAGGGGTTGAAGACTCACACAGTAGACCTAATGTTTACAGGGGGGATGGTATGGCACAAGTATTTATGCATTACGTTGACGCTAATGGTCCTTTTACACATCACGCAGATGACAATTTTTCTAATCTAACACATAGAAAACACACAGACGGAGACCTTGACTATATTATCAATGTTCTTAAAATAAAGGATTACTTAAATGTTAAATGAAAAAACAATAACAATGAATCATCACATTGGTATTTGTGATAATTTTATTATAAAACAAGAGTGCGATAAAGCCATTGAGAATTTTAAAGAAAAAGCAGCTTTTGGCGAAGCTTATCAAAGATTTCAAAGTGAAAAAGCAAGCCTCACACAAAAAAATGATACTTCAGTGAATTTAAATACTTGGGTAGATGATTTTAAAATTCTTTTTATAAATTTTGATTTAGCTTTACAACGTTATATTGATAATACAGGATTAAAAGATTACTACAGTGAATTTAAATTTGTGCCTATGAAAATACAACAAACCCTACCCACACAGGGTTATCATGTTTGGCATATTGAACATGGTTCGAGAAGAGACACCGCTCATAGAGTAATCGTATACACAATATATTTAAATGATGTTGAAGAGGGAGGTGAAACTGAATTTTTACATCAATCAGTTAGAGTTAAACCTAAAACAGGGAGAATTGTTTTTTGGCCCGCTGGTTATCCTTTTGTGCATAGAGGTAATCCTCCTTTAAAAGGAGAGAAGTATATTATGACAGGTTGGTTAAATTGTGAAAATTAATAAGAAGAAAAAGAAGTAGGTCTTGCACCTTTTCTTGCTATTTGATCAGATTCACTTTCAGTAGTATTTACTGAACCATCTTCATTATGAGTAATAATAACATCAGCGTCCCAATCAGACTGTAATTGTGCTAAGTGAGCAGCATCCCATTTTGAAACAAACTGAGCTCTAAAATCACCTAATCCAGAATTAGTCCAAGTTGCGTGTGATGTGTCATCTCTGTGTTCAACACTATCATTATAGTCGTGATTATCATCAACGTATTGAATAGCCCAAATATTTGACCATTTAGCATCACTCCAAAAGGCATCATCATTTATTTCATAAGCAATTCCTATTGATTGATTTCTAATTGATTTGTCTTCAAATATTACTGTCCAATGTGAATTTGTTGCCATAATTTCTCCTACGTCTTGATAATATAAATAATTGTTAAATAAGGTTGTAAAACCGAGTTTGCAGATCCTGAAAAGTTACTAGATCCACTTCCAGAAAAGTTTGCACTCATATTGTGAGAGTGTCCACTACCCGATCCCGCACCTCCTGTGCTTGCTGGGCTAAAATATGGTGGTGGTCTACCAGGGTTTCCAGCTCCCGGTGAGTTGGTAAGTGCGTTACCGCCTCGTGGGTGTGAGTGGGGAGCAAGTTGTCCTGTTGATAAAGTTGCGTTAGCTGTTGATCCACCAACGTTACCTGTAACGTTTGTAGTTACACTACCAGAGTTAGCAACAGTATTTGCTCCACCAGTTGATGCTAAAGCTTTGTTGTTTGATTTTCCGACCGAAACTTTATCTTGTAAATCAGGTACGTTAAAAGTTGAAGAACCATCTCCAGCTCCATAAGTTGTACTTACGATTGCAAATAAATCTGCATAAGTTGATCTTGAAACAGCTTGACCATTACACTCTAAGAAACCTGTCGGCACTGATGCAGAAGACCACGGCACAATAGTTGCTGTAGGAATTCCTTCGATACCTGTAAGGTTTGCTCCTGAAAAATCGTATTTTGTTGCTTCGTAATTTGACATATTATTTCTCCGTGTAAGTCCATCCTGTTGTAGCATCTCCAGAATATACTA